GGGCATCGCGTGTTGTCAGAAGCAAGGTTTGACCAGCAACAGTTACGCCCTTCATCAATGCGCCAGACGTGTTTAGCTCAAGATCACCCGCCTCGTTTGTAGCGGCTGGCGTCCATGAATTGTTATCCTCACGGTCAGACCACTGCACCTTGCGAGGATTGCCACCCGCGCCAAGCGCAAACAAAAAACGCTCCTCAGTTACAACGCAACCAAGATTGCTTGTCGGCGCGTTAGACAAAACCGCAGCGGGCGTACCTGTGCCAAGCTGCCATTCGTAAATCTTGCCGTCGTCCTCGTTGCACGCCAGCAAGTATTCGCCCCACGTTTCCAAATCCCAGCTGGTCGCTGGCTGAATGCGAACTGTGTCAGGCCGAGCAATGCCGTATGCGTATGCGCCAAACTCCGCGCCGCCGTAGCCTGTGAAAGATATTGCGTCCTCACGCCCATCAGTTAAGCCAACCGGGGTAATGTCATATTGAGCGCCAGTGGCGGCCCAAACATAAAGTTTGTTGTATGTGCCAGCGGCAATCCAGCGGTCACTGCTATTTGTGATCCAAGTGGTCATGCCGCGTATGCTTGCGTTTGCAGCATTGTTGTTGCGCGTGCGCCACCCGCCTACCGGACGCATAACGCCGTCATGCCAGCGAATAAGACTTGCATCACGCCAACGGCCCATGCTCTGCAAGTCAGTGCCGTTGCGATAGACGCCAGCTGGAATGTTTAGATCAATTAAAGCCATTGTCGCCTCTCGGAAAACGCATTGCGGCCAATATAGCACATTGTACCAAATATGCAAAAGGCCAGCATATAGCTGGCCAGTTGCGTTATATCGTGCGAGCTATTCAGCTTCGTCTTCCGCTGGTGCTTCCAAAGAGTCAGCCAGCATCTTAACAAACGCCTCACGACCCACTGAAAGCTGATCCAAGTTAAACTGAGCATTGCCCAGCTTTCGATCTAGGTCTTGCACATGGTTCAGCATAGCCTTCTGTGCGTCAGTAAAGTCTTCGATGTTGTATTCGATGTCGTTGACAGTGATGAGGTTCTTTTCGTTTTTGCTCATAACAGTCTCCTTTTGGTTTGAGTTTAAGTTAAGCAGCCCAAGGTGTTCCAGAGGCAGTAGTTGGGTTTGCTATTGCATCAATCTTTGCAGCGATAGCAGCCTCAGTGGCATCTTTGTCCACCGATCCGTGTACCCAGCCCAAAACTGTTTCTTCAGTCAAGTCTGCGTAGGCAATAAAGCCAGCAGCAGATGGGTCAGGTGTGTGTGAGGTTGTACCGTAGGAGGATGCAGTGTGGTCCCCGTCTACGCCTGTGCAGCGCCAGTGAGCGACAACTACGCCGTCATCTGAGGTGTTGCGTTCCATGTTGGCGACTTGCCATGTGTAAGTGATAGCCATTGTATAAGCCCTTATGTGATTGTTGCGTTGGACTCGACATTGCCAACGACTTGTAGATTGCCAGATGCGTCCAGCTTCATCTTGTTCGTACCGCCTGTAGCGAAATACAAAGAGCCGCCGCTTTCGGTGATGGTCCAGTTAGCCCAGCCTACTGAGCCGCCGCCAGTCATCTCTAGGTTTCCCGATGAGCTGATGGTTGTGGCTACGCCTCCATTTACTACGGTCTGGAAAGAATTATCAGCGTTGTTGTAACGCAAACGGCCTAATGTTGCGTTTCCACCATCACCCAAAAGAATTTGAGCATAGTTGGATACCCCTGACTTTATGGACAAGTTAGCTTCGCCGCTGTTTTCAATTTGAACCTGATAATCAGGCGAACTCGTCCCAATGCCCAACCGCTCGTCAGCACTCTTCCACACCATTTTTGCTGTCGTGCCTGTGTCCTCGTAGAAGCTGATGTCGCCTGATGGCTGAATATTCATCCGCAATGCAAGGGGATCACCTGTGTAGAACAAGTGATTACTACGGCCATCAACAGTGCTTGTGCGAGGCTGATAAAGCAATGAACCCGTTTGAGTAAATGGTGCCGTTCCTAAACTTCCAGTTTTTAGAATGTAAGCGCTACTAGCAGTTGAGCCAAACGCATCAGACGTTCCAAAAATCTCAAAAGCGCCATCCACAGTCAGCCCATCGCTGGTCAAAGTACCCGTGATGTCTACGCCTGTGGGGTTTATGGTCACGACACTTGTGCCACCACTTGTGCCATCCCTATCGTAACCAAAAACAACACTTTCGCTTGCGCTAGTATTATCGCTGTCGAAGTTAATGAACAAAGATGCTGGAGCGTTAATGACACCATTGTGGGAGCCGTTGTCGTCCAAGAACAACTTACCGTTGTTAGAGTTCAACTGGTCTGCGCTGGCTATGCCTGTTACGCTTATGCCTGTGCTGGTGGTGGCGAGTTTGAGATTGTTGTTATAGTAAAGGTCAACAGAGCCGTTAGGTGTAGCGACCAACATTTCTTCGTCAGCACCACCACTTTGTTTTAACTTAATTTCTGTTCCATTTGTAGAAATCCAAAGTCCACCCAATCCACCTTCTTCTATATAACTTCTTGTGCCATCGTGGTAAATCTCTAGGTCAGACCCTGCGCCGAAGATGGCTTTGTCGTTGTCGCCGAAGGTTACGTCAGCGGAGGTAGAAATGCCATCTGTAGTTAGCACACCCGTGATGTCTACGCCTGTGCTGCTGGTTTCTAGTCTTATGCTTTCGTCGTGTCTAATTCTCACAGAGCCGCCAGCAGTAGCTTTAAGATATTCTTTAACGCTATCAGCAGTTTTTAACACAAGGTCATCAGCTAGTATCTTTAAGTTTCCTGTGCCGCTATCCAAAAGGATACTATCCGACCCATCATGATAAATCTGCAAATCAGACCCAGCACCAAAGATGGCTTTGTCGTTGACACCGAAGGTCATATCGCCAGACGTGGCAAACGATGTGCCTGTGATTGCCGTACCAGTAATCGCAGCAGGCGTTGCGCCGCCAATCACTGCGCCGTCAATTGTGCCGGAATTAATATCAATGCCAGTGACAGGCGTCGTGCCGTCTAGCAGGTTATCAAGCTCGTCGAGATTGTCGTTTAACTTCAATCCCCAAGAATCTTCTGAGGCTCCGACTTCAGGTTTTGTTAGACCATATGTCGTTGTTGTTGTATCGGCCATTTATGCCTCCTGTTTTAAACCGTGATTTGGGTGATACCCAAGTTTAATTTTTGCTTTTGCATAAGCAATAGCCGCCGCTGCTGCGCATTCAAAATAGCCCAAGTTCCTGTAAGACTTGCCGTCTTTTATGCGGGCGGTATATTTTTCTCTGTCTTTAGCAAAGCTAACACCGCGATACCCAGTCTTGTTGTTTGAGGGTATCCCCATATTTTTATGGTTTTGGCAGTTTGTAACTTCGCGCAAATTTTCAATGCGGTTGTCCAACTTGTTGTGATTAATGTGGTCTATTTGATGTGATGGCAAATAACCATGCTCGTAAAGCCACGCTAAATGATGCGCCCTGTAGCGGCAACCATCAACGCCAATTAACCAGTAACCCTTCCAAGTTACAGAACCTGCCACGGAGCCAGCTTTTGCTTTAGGTCTGCCAAAACGCCAAGTGAACACGCCAGTATCAGCATGGTAAACCAGTAATTCTTTTAACCTGCCTTGCGTAAGCATTTGCTCTCCTATGCGGCGTCAGCCCATGTTTCACCTGTAGCCGGGGCTGGTGTCCATTCTGAATTGTCAGGGGAAACCGCAGACCAGCTTTCGGTTGCGTTAGATGCACCTTGCCATATTTCAGACGCAGGATCAACCTCCGTCCACAATTCAGCCGTGCCGGGCAAAGGCTCCCACTTTTCAATCGCATTACAAGTAATACTACTTACAGCACTAATCGAAGCACCGCTAAACTGAACGCGGTTAACCGTTACAACATTTGTAGTAACGGCAGATATAATCGGGGCAATGCTAACAACCGTAACAGCGTTTGCGATTACAGACGCGCTGGACGCTGCCGCCGCGCTTTGCTCACGCACTCTTTCGAAGGCCGCCGTGTTGCTCGCGGTAATGCTCGATGCTGCACTCTGCTCACGCACGCGCTCAACAGTTGTAGAGCCAGTTGCGCTGGCAGATACGTCTGAGGCGCTCTCACGGACGCGCTGGGCTGCGGAAGTGCTGCTCGCTGACACTGAGGCAGACGCGCTAACTTCGCGCACTCTCGTGGCGTCTGACGTGTTGCTAGAGCTGGATGCAATTATAGACCCAGAAAGCCTAACGCGAACATTTGCTGCCGCAGTCGAGGCGACGCCAATAACAATGGCTTCACCGTCTTTTAAAACACCATCAACGCCGTAAGCCCTGACACCGAATGCACCAGTGCCAAAGCCAGTCCTGTATGTGGTGTCAACCATTGGCTTAGTCCATGGTCACGTCAAGGTCAGATGCAGGAATGCGCATCACGTCGCCCGTGTCAATTGCCTTGCTGGTTGTCAGCGCAGCATACGCAATCAAGTTGCCGCCAGATGCCGCATCAAACACGCCGATGTGCGTGACCGTGCCATACGAAGCAGTCGCAGTCGGAAACTCAATCGCAGCTGAGTTTGACGCGGTGTTGCCAGACACAGTAAACGCAACAGACTGCCGAGCGTATGCGCCGCCGGATACTTCCGTGCCTGACGCATCCTCATCTGGATTGCTAGTAAATAACGCAACATAAAGTGCCGATGGGCGCGTAACGGCATCGCCAGTAAAAAGCCACGTCAAAACGCGTGTCTCGAATAGATTGGAAAGGGACAATGCTGCCTCCATTGAAATTGTGAACGTTCTATGCCACAATACACGAAACTCACCAATGCAGCAACACTGGTGAGTTTCTAACCAAGACAGCCTAAAAAGGAGGCCGAAATGTCTGCAAAAGAATTACCATCCCCAGAACTATTGCGTCAACTGCTTCGTTATAATCCAGATACAGGAAAGCTGTATTGGAGAGAGCGCAGCAATCCCGAAAACAACAATGCCAAAAGCACTTGGAACAAAAGATGGTCTGGCAAATTAGCCTTAAATTATACTGACCCATCAAATGGATACAAAGTAGGCCAGCTTATGGGTCGCAAAACTTATGCACATAGAGTAATTTTAGCAATTTGCTCAGGAACGCACCCAGAAGAAGTTGACCACATAAATGGTGACAGGGCCGATAATAGAATAAAAAATCTTAGAGCTTGCAGCCGATTAGAAAACTGCAAAAATTTAAAAAAACCCAAAAATAATACCAGCGGTCAGGTTGGTGTTGGAAAAAAAGGCAATGGATGGAGGGCTAGGATTTTGGGCATACACCTTGGAACCTTTGACAGTTTAAATGACGCTATTGCTGCCAGAAAAGAAGCAGAAGCCAAATACGGCTTCCACCCTAATCATGGCAGGCGTCAGTAGCTGCGGATTTTCATGCGGCGACCTGATCCGCCAAATTTTGATTTTTCGCTCTCAGCATTTATACCATCAATCGCGCTTTGATACAAAGCTGCCCAGACTTGCAAACGCGCGTCATCCTTCAAATACGGCGCGGAATGTATCAGCGAGCCATACAAGTATGCGTCAGGATAATACTGCAACAACCAGTTTGATGTATTGCTGTCAGACAGCGCAGGCAGGTTTGCCATGTAATACAGCTCTGCCGTGTACGTTCCATCTGGCACAGGGTAAACTTCAATCTCGCCAGCAGTAATCGCATAGTACGCAGGCTGACCGCTGGTGTTAAGATTGTGGTATTTGCGGTCAAGCATTTCAGCTTGCGAAATTAACTCAAGCGGGCGCGTGTCTCCGCTCGTAATGTAAAATCGCACAGCCTCCAAGAAGTCTGCCGGAATAGCGCTGTACTGCGTGTCAATCTCAGCAGTGCTGCGCTTTTCCTGACGCCAGTGTCGTATGTCGCGGCCTAAGTTAGCCTCGGCCATCGAGATAAAAGTCGGCGCAATAGCAGCCAAGTCATCACGGTTAAGAAAATCCGTGATGGCTGATTGCAGCTCTGCGTAAGTTGTGATTGCCATTATCTATGATCCTTGGTTAGCAAGCGAACGCATGTACCTGCTAAAAGCTCTTTGCATCCATTCTGGATTTTGAAGCTCTCGTGTAAATCCGCCATCGTCGGAAAGGAATTTTACAAACTCTTGATATTCAGCATTATTTTGGGTTGGCATTTGCATAGACGAAGGAGCCTGCTCCATAGGGCCATAACCCGCAGCACCCAAATCTGTTTTTCTACTGAAATTTTCCAGAATATATGGTGAACGGCTATATCCTGTAGATTCCATTTTTAGCCTAGGGTCGTTGTAATTGGACATAGCATTGGCAGCCCCACGATTAATTTCTTGGATTGTTGCAGAATGAATCGCATTATTGCGTGCCACTTGAGAAGCACGATTACGGTTCGCCATTTCCATATCAGAAAGTTGACTGCCTAAGCCCGGTACCACTTGAGAGGCGCGATTACGGTTTGCCATTTCCATATCAGAAAACTGACTGCCTAAACTCGGTGCCATCTGTGCAACGCGATTACGGTTTGCTCTTTCCATATCAGAAATCTGACTGCCCAAACCAGTTTGCAACAAACCAGGCTGAGCCATAGGAGCGCCGCCGGGCATAGCACCCGTTGCAGCCATAGATTGCGCAGCCTCTTGCTCCGCCACACTGCCAGCAGCATTCAATCCACCGCCGTCAAACAAATCAACGTACCAAGGAACATACTCACGCGTTTGCTCGTTAAAGTAACCGGGCAAGCTATCTTTGTTTGTAATGCCCATCATCTCATCGCCAATTGCGCCAGCTTGTGCAGCGCGGCGCGTGCCAAGCAAAGACTGTATGCCGCCAAGGCCAAGCTCTTTACTGCGCTTTGAAGATAAGTCGCCTAATAAATCAAAAATACCCATGACTTACTTTCCGTATTTTTTCGCAAGGCATTTGCCTGCACGTTTACACGCTGCGGGGGTGGGGCAACCTTTACATGGTTTCATATCATTATCCTCTAGCTTTTTTGCACATTAGCACAGTTTAATTAATAATACCACGCAGGCTGCATATCACACATCCTCAATATCCGCTAGAACCTTCTCCATACGCGCATTTAGCTTCCAATGCCCAGCGCGCCACCTTGCTGCGTGCTGAGCGTCCTCCAAGCTAAGCCCGCGACCAATGTACGACTTGATCCATTGGTTCATGCGGATGTTTTTCATCTTAGGTGACAGCTTGTGGAACGGAACTGGCTTCATGCAATACCTTTCAAATTGCGCTTAATAGATTGCTTCCAACTCGACATCGCGCCAGATAACGCAGTCGCAGCGTCGCTGGCCATTGTCAGGCAGAGCGCATCCGCAAGGTCAGGCGACCTCAGCCCACGCTTGCGCATCTCATCCTTGCTCTCAGCTTTCATCTTGCCTGACGATGTGAAGCTGTATCTAATTGCAGTTAGCTCCGCGAGAAGCTGGTCGTTGTTTGGCAGCTTGCACGACCTGTCCTCAAGCCAACCCTTTGTCTTAAACCAAAGCTCGCTGCGTAGGTTCATATGCGTCTTGCCCATAGCAGGAGCCTCGCCCACGTTAATGCCCCTGACTGGCGCGCCAAGCTCGCGCAGCCTATCAACCACACCGCCGCCAACGCCAATACTATCAACTAGTATCTCGCTGGGCCGCATAGAAGGCGATAAGCCTTCGTATTCGGCCATAACGCGCCCAACAGTCTGCATTAAATCCAAACCCTGCCAAGACGTAATCTCAGTCACAACATTGCCATACCGCTTGCACAGAGCAGTCTTGTCCGAGCCAAAGCGCGCAACGTCCAAGCCCCAAATAGGCTTAACGTCAGGCGTCACCTCAACGTCACGATGTATCGCGCTCTCAACCAAGTGAAACGGAATGATCGTGTCGTCATCCGCCATAGGGAACTCGCCAAGCACCCTAATGCGAAACGCATTGCTTTCCTCGCCATATCTTGCGCGCATCTCGTCAACAAACTCGTCAGACACAAGCGGGCTATCTATGCACGACCAACGCCGCGTCCACCAGCTGTCTGCCATCCGCGTCTGACTTTCGTAAAACGTGCCAGACGAGCGCGTTGGGTTGCTCAGCAAAATCGTAGTCGCAGCGTGGCCAGACATAGAACCAGCAGCAGCCTCAAACACCTTCTCAGGCACACCAGAAGCCTCGTCCACAACCAACAGCACATTCTCCGAGTGAACCCCAGCCAACGCTTCCGGCGTCTCCGCACGGCTCGTCCTAGCCGAAATGAAAGCCTCGCTCGGGGCCGCGTTCAACTCAACCCTGTCAGACTTAACCGTAAGCAAAACCTTCAACTGCGGCGGCAGCTCATTAATCCAACGCTTCAGCTCGGCAAACAAAGCATCAAACAGCTGGCCGGATGTGGGGGCCGTGACAACTACCTTATTCGGAAAACGCAGCAAAACAAACCACAGCATAATCCAGCTGGCCGACGTGGACTTGCCCGTGCCGTGGCCGCTGCGGATGCTAACCTTGCGCTCACCGTCTGCAACAGCCCGCAGAAACTCAGCCTGATAATCGTGCGGAGTAGCGCCCAGCACCTCCTGCACAAACAACGCAGGGTCATCGCGGTAACGCAGCACAAACTCCTCAAGCGGATTATCATTGCTCATCGGTGACATCCTCGTAATCCGCGTCAATAGCCATCGCCTCACGCTGGCGGTCCTCAGCATCAATCTGAGCCAAGTCAGCATTAACCTTGCGTAGCGCGTCCAAGTGCATGTCGCTCACGCTAATCGTAACATTGGTCTGAGGCCGATTGCCGTAACGCTCCTGATTATACGAGCCAGCCATAAACTTACGCCACTGCACCTTCTCACGCGTTGCAGCAATCTCCTGCGTTGAGCTGCCGCCATCTAGCGCGTCAACCATCTCCAAGCCCTGCTCAACCAGCGCGTCAGCCGCCTCCTGCCGAGCCTTGTTTATCACGGCAGTATATTCCGGCACCTTGTGCAGCGCCGTGCTGACGTAACCCCTGCTGCACTCGTAATGGGTCGCAAGTTGCGCCATTGTGCCACCAGAAGAAAAATATTCGAACAGATACTCTGCGCCGCCTTGCTTGGTGACATCGGACAGTATTCGCTTTTGTAACGCCTTGCCTGCCATTTGATTAACTCCAGTTTTTTATAATTTTACGCTGGGTGGCATGTGATTGGCAAGGGGGTACGGGGGGTGGCACCCGTGTGTGTGGATTGTATAATAATAACACTACCCGGCAAATGCTTGACCCGGGGGGGGCATTTGAAATTCACGATCCTGAATATAAGCAAACACTTGTTTAACATGTTAAGCATTGAGGTGCATAGATACCTCAAGCTGCGCGCATTGCATTGCGCCTAACCTGCGCCACACTTGTGCCACACTTTTGCCGCATTCCAGATATTGCAATTGAACGCTTGTTCAATTACGCGGGCGCGCCTCTGCGCTGCGGTGTTGAGGTGTGTTGTGTGGAGGTAAATCAGTTTGTGACGTAACGTCACTATTGCGCAATGCGATGTGAAGGCATATACATTATATATAGACACACACAAACAAGGATTGAGACAATGGAAAGCAACGCAATTCACACCTTTCGCCCTCACGCTTCATTTGGAGGCGATTACATTGAGTCTGACACGCTGAATGGTATGATCACAACTCTACGCCAGCACTTGCCCAGTAGCGTCAAGTTTCGTGCGGTTAAGGTTCCCGGCGAAGACTTTCACACCGTTTTATTTATATCCCGTTACTTTCAAGGCCCGGCCATAGCGGGATACTATCGCCAGCACTGACCGCATCTGTTAGCCGCGCTTCACGGCGCGGCCTTCACATGCAGTCGCATGACACAACACAAACAAGGAGGCAATCAAATGCAAATCAAGCCAATCGCTTCAAACATGACAGAGCTGCAAATCTTGGGCATGTCTATTCTTTTCTCTTATCAAACCCCGGTTGCCGGATGGGACGACAAGGGCGCATTCCGCACAGAACAAAAGTTTAGCGCCACAACGTCAAAGCACATCAACAAGTATCTTGGCGGCAAAGATATAGGCCGCACCGTTCCCCAATCATATATCACCGGGCTTGTTGACTTTGCAGAGGATACAACAATGGAGGCATTGATATCATGACACGTCGCCAAGAGAAGCAAATCCGCCAGCAAGTCAAGGCCGCTTTAATTCAGATTGTATTAGGCTTTGCCGCTGGGCTTATCGTCGGCGCGGTATTAGCGCTCAATCTGTAAAGAGTAACAACACAACACAAGAAAACGCCCGGCCACCGCGCCGGGCTTTTTTAATGCACGGTCTCACCCTCTGGGCTTACCATCTCATGCAATTCCAGTAGGGTTTCAGCCAAACTTTGCATGACCCGCTCCACAGGCACGCCCGCAGATAGTTGCTCCTCAACGTGGTCAATCAGCTCACCTGTCACAATCTCTTGCGTCTCTGTATCCTCGCAATTAAGCATCATACGAAAATCAATCTGGAATGACATAGGCCCGGCCCTCAAATATGCCCGGCGCAAGGATTGGGACAAGCGCCGGGCCAGTTTAGGCGCGGCCTTGGGAGGAACGACGCGCCGTGCGCATTTATAGCCACACACAAGCCCAAAGCGCAAGTTTATGCGCCTTTGCCCGGTCTATCATCCTCCCCCGTCCCACGCTCCTCGTATGCAATGAGAAACATAAGACAGCACGCGGCGTGCCATAGGTGAGAGACTTGCGTTTCACTATCCATCTCATCAAATGCAAAATTGCGCGTCGCAGTCTTTCCACCCCACCAAGCCCAGAGGTGACGCATTAACGCGCCAAACACACGACCCCACCGCATACCCTTCTCCCAATTGCGCGCAGCGTATTTATCTGCGCCAAAGCCCAGAACTCGCGCCGTGCCAAATATAAACTCCGGCGCAACCAACTCGATTGGCTCTTTGCCTTCGTCATTTTTTCTTGCGTCGTTCATCCCCACCATTCTCCATTTCAAACTTGCGCCGCAGGATTGCATCACGCTCGCTGGCGTTCCACTTCGGCAATGTTGGGTCAAACCTGCGCCGATTGGCGAAGCCCTCAAGCTCTGCTAAATCCCGGCAAGCGTCAAGCCTTGATCTAAACCCCTGCAACGGCTCGGCCACTATATGATAGCCTACAGGACGAACAATTGCCTCACCCTTCTCAATCTTATGTCTGACCCACTTAGCCCAATCATATCCCATATATTAAACCTCACGTTCCACGGTGTATGAATGTATTATTAATGTGTCTTTCAGACACATTCATACATTCATACAAAATACGCCCATTGTATGAATTACTGTATTAATTTGTATTAATTGTACTAAACACACCACAAAACCCCTTGTTTATATGGCTCAACAATTAATACACATTTAATACACCCACCCCAAACCGCTCAAACCATATTTTCTGCCGCGTACAGACAAAGCAAGGCCGCTTCAGCCCTGCCATCATCTTTCGCCCTGCCAAAGTCGCTGGCGTTATCTGGGAAGCGCTGCATTGCGAGACCGCGCGACACGCCTTTATCCCGGCTCAATCCGAAGTAGCCTTTCCATTTTGCAGGCGTTACGAATTGCACGGGCAGCTTGTTTGCAGCGCATCCCATTTGCAGCATTCCATAGCCTTCGCCGAAGCGAAACATGCTGGACACGCCTTGCCCGCGCATTGCGGCCACTTGCTCGATGACGGCAAGGCAACGCTCGCCGCTTTCGTTCTGTAGCACGTCCAGCAATGCCGGGCAGTTTATGACCGTTTTGCCTTTGGTGTTTTTGACCGTAGGCATATCATGCACTTCCAGCTTGCCTGTATCGGTCCAATATAACGCCACGGCCCCGGTAAACCCCGGATCGCATCCGTATATGAGCATTAATCTGCCCTCGGTTGCTGTACATGCTCCACAATTGTTGCAGCCTTTTCTAGTGCTGCGCTCCGGCAGAACGCGCTAAAGGATAGCCCTGACCTGCGCGCGGCTTCTGTAATTATGCGATCATATTCTTCCGCGAAATTGATTAGGCGCTTCTTATCCGACATGGTTTTGACTCCTCTTGTGTCTGTTTTCTTTATATATGTTTAAAATATGGGGAGCCAGTGGAAAATATACTTGCAGATATGTTTTTTTCGTGTTTATACTGGTGGCACAACACAAACATGGAGTTTAACAAATGACAAACGAAACCAAACCATCCGCAGAAGAAATCGCACGCTGGGAGCGCATCAAGCAAGAAATGCTTGACCGCGCAGATGTTGTTTCAGGGTTTGCAGATGATGAGCGTGATGCGCTAAATGAGCTGCGCTGGACCAGCATGTCCATATCTGAAGACGTAAACTATTTGATGGATTTCTGTTACAGCGACGTGATTGAATTCTGCCGCGCAGCTGACTTCTTGTGCGAAGAATACAGCTGGAACACATCTGAAAACGAAGACAAGCGCGACATAGGCAAGAAATCTCTTGCGCTTGCCGCCGCTCTGCGCGGTGATGCTTGCGACGGCCCGCGCTTGTCTTACGGCCAAGCCAAAGATTTCGGCGGCATATATCCGCGTATCACTGGCCTTCTGCACACCAAGCCCAACAAATACCAAATGGAGCGCTTTGCCGAGCATGGCATTGTGTGGGAGGGCGAAGTCGATGAGCATTAAGGTAGGATTGCCTGACGTGACGTTCAATGCTTTGTGCAAGCTCACAGAGATTGACCGCGAGTTTATTGGCTCGCCGGATTATATGGGTGTGGCTCAGTTCTGGAGCTGGTCACACCCACAGAAAACGCGATTGAGCCGCGCATCTGTTTCTGCCCGGCGCAAAATACATCATGCGCTTGTGAAAGATGGGCTTGATTTGGATGGCGACACAGGCATTCACCGCTCAATTATTTCCATTGTGCTGGAGAAAGAGGAGCAAGGGTTATGAATGAACGCCAGAGGCAAATTGCCGAATGCACCGAGGATTTTTTGGTTGCCCTTCCTAACAATATGGAGGGCATCGACTTAGGCGCTGTCGTCTGCACGATATTCGAGGCATTCGATCTTGACTATGAAGAGCGCGCTCAAATTTGCGAGGGCGTCTTAGATGTCATGCTTGATGTTGAAATGCGCCGCGATGAGCGCGCAGCGCAAGCCGCTGACGATGTAATTGCGCGTGCTGCCGCGAAGGCTCGCAAGTGATTTGGTCTGAGCATCTGCCGACGTTTTTGATGCAAATGTTCGGCCCCGTTGTAGCGTTGCGGGAAGCTCAGACCAATAGTGTGCCGGAACCTTTCGGGGGTTGGGTTCCGGCACACCCGGATCAGGAACCGCCATTTTAGATAGGACACGCCATGCTCGTACACCTAACGCAAAAAGAGGTTGCGCAATGCAATCAGGCCGCCGCAATGCGCTGGCAATTGGCCCGAGCATCTGGCGTTGTTAATCAGCGCCGGGACAAGGGCAGGTCTGACGCTGACTTGGATTTGCTGGGCGTA